ACCAGCTCTGGCAGCTGACGAAGAACCATGATCGTGGATCGTCTTACGACGAGGCCGGTACACGCTATGCGGAGCGTTGCCCCATGTCCTCCTAGGGTTATCAGCCTAGGATCAACGTGCAGGGACGCCCCGGATGAGGAGGGGTTTTCAGCCCTTCACCACTGACGTGACCGGTCTGCTCAAACGAACAGGCCCACAACCACAGCCTCCGCCAACCAGGGCGGAAAACAACAGCGCTTACGGTGTTGCAAAGTTCCCTGTCGCCAGCCGCGGCAGTCAACCTAGTAATAGCCTAGGCCGCTACGGAGCGGTGCCTCCTCCATCTTCAACCACACCTTCGGTACTGGCCGACCGGCACGATACTCAAAGATCGACCGGAGCGGCTGCCGAAAGGCACGGGCAACGAGCTTAAACTCGCTGATCCCTGTGGGTCCCCGGTCGAAACCGGAGAGACGGAAACCACCAACCCGCGCGCGCCTCAGGGGATCCCCCAACCCTATCTCATGGCACGAAGCCTTGAGATAGGGAAGACAGGAACCCAACCTAAAGCGCCCACGGCGGCAGCGCCGCCACCACAGGAACGAAGAACCGTACCCCGAAGAGACGGTCTTCCTCCACACCTCCCGTGCAAGGCGTTTCGTGGGGACAGGATCCCCATTCCACGCCCTCTCCAGAAGGAGCCCAGAAAACTCCTCCTGAAGAGCCGCTCCGGCCGATCTCGCCGATCGCGTCGGAGCCGGTACACGAACCCAACCCTCCGGGACACCAGTTCCGAGACGCACCTCGTCCGCGGGCAGACCAAGAGGGGGAGTACTGGTCAAAAACCAGGCCTCCCTCTCCGCCCACCCTAGCCGAACGAGGGTCTCGGGACTGATTGGCGCGCGCAGGTCGCGCAGCCAACTCCTACCACAGGCAGCAAACTGCCTGCCCCGCCGACGGAGATATACCATCTCCAGCCTAATCCGACATTCCCCCCGGAAGCCACGTACAAAAGTACGCAAACCCGGGCCGAGAGAATGAGGAACGTAGTCCGAATCCAGAGTGGCCAAACTCTGAAAACGGGCTACAGGCACGAGCTTTGGCCCCAACTTTCGAGAACGAAAGAAGGTCGAATTAAGAGAGAAGATACTGGCAGAAACCAGTGTCTTCCCTCGACAAAGCTCAAGCCCAAGGCTGGAGACCGTGTCCATCCAACGGCGAACAACCTCCATCCGAGCGCGGAAAACAATGTCGTCCCCGTTAATGCGAACTAGGTCATCGGAAACCTCCGACCTAGGCACGCAATAACGAAAAGCGACATAGTTCTGGAGACAGAGAAGGGGAAAACTCAAGAGATTTCCCATCAACTGCCCCCGAACTTGTCGAAAACGACAAGCCCCCCCGCCGGAGAGAGGGTACTCCACGTCCGCACGAAGCGAACGCCGAGCCAAATCGAATACACGATTTGGGACAAAGAGTGCCCTCTCTTGGAGAACATCGAGGATAACCTCGGCGACCTCCAATGGAAGATTGTCCGTCGCGGACTGGTAATCTCCGCTGACGAAAACCTCCCCCTGCTCACGAACAAAGTGAGAAAACTTGGCTTGCCTGGCTTCACCACGAAGAAGCCAGGAACACCTGTCCGAAAGGACCCCGTAGATAAGACGGTGCAGCGGACCCAGTAAGCACTGGTCAGCTGACGCCACCGTCACACTACGGGACTTCCCTCCAGTATCAACATTCATAAACCGCACATCAAACGAGTCCCTCAAAGGAAACTCGGAGATGCCGCTTACGAACGAAAGATACTGGGCCTGGAGTCCCCTCCACTCAGAGCGGCAACCGCCGCGAGAGCGAGGGGACTCAAGACAAGAAGAAAGGGGAGGAGCGTAGGAGGAAGCGACCCTCGCGTAGCC